GTGCCCCCGACAGGAGTCGAACCTGCGACCTACGGTACCGGAAACCGGTGTTGCATCATATGTGCGGTTGCATCCTGCGCATACGCTGGTTAAAGTAGCGATAACGAAGCACTGATCGCATCGGAAGTACATGATGTGGCTACAGTCTTCGGCTACAAACCACCTTGGCCGGAAGGGAGCAGCGATGAGCCGATACAGGCACATCCGTAGAAGACCGATGCACGTAGGACTGATCAATCAACAGATGTGGTCAGCACACGGTAGAAGAAGGGACTGATGCGATGGCGAGTCGAGCGCGAGCAGGCGACGGCGCACAGTACAAGGAGAAGGCCTCCGGACTGTGGGCCGTCGCCATCGAGCTGCCACCCGTGAAGTGGAACCGCGACGGCAAGCCGCTGCGGAACCGGAAGGTGCAGCGCTTCAAGTCCAAGAAGGAAGCCGACGTCGCGCTGCGCGAACTTCGGGAACAGAAGCGACAGATGGGCACGCTGCCCACGTCATCCCCCACGGTCGAAGTGTGGTTCGCGAAATGGCTGAAGGTTCAGGTCATCCCGAACAAGCGCCCCAAGACCGCGAAGACATACGAGCAGTACATTCGCTCGTACATCGTGCCGGCGTTGGGGGCGTCCACGACGATCGCGAAGGTCACGCCTGACCACATACGCCGGATCGAAGCGTTCGTGCTCTCACAAGGGTTGTCGCCGAGCACGGCGACGAACGCGTACCACTACGCCGCCGCGGGCCTCGAGTTCGCCGTGCGCGAGGGCGTCCTGTTCTTCAACCCGGCCAGGCGCGTCGATCCGCCACGCAAGGCGGTGCCAGACCTGGACGTGTTCGCACTGGGAGACTCGGTGCGACTGCTCGAGTACCTGATCGTCAACAAGCATCCAGATCGCGCCCTATGGGCGACGTATATGCTCACTGGCGCGCGTCGCGGGGAGATCGCCGGACTCGAGTTCGATCGTGTCGGCGACGTCCTCGACCTGTCGTGGCAGATTCAACGTCTCGCGTACAGCCACGGATGCGGCGGCGCGTGCGGATCTCGGCGTGCGGGCAACTGTCCGAAACGGCTGCTCGAGAAGCCGCACGACTACGAGCTGCGCCAGGTCAAGGGTGGCATGTACCTCACCCGGCCGAAGTCGCGCGCCGGGAAGCGCATCGTTCCCCTCGTCGAGCCCCTGAAGTCTCTGGTGTTAGAGCATAAGGAGTCTGCGCCCGAGAACGAGTGGGGGCTCATGTTCCCCACGCGGCACGCGCGGTACGGGGGACTGGTGCCGCCAGACCCCGACCGCATCACGAAGGAATGGCCGAAACTGCGCGATGAGGTGTTCGGTGTTGGGCGCCGTGTGCGACTCCACGACATTCGCCACGCCGCCGTCGACCTTCTGTACTTGGCGAACGTCCCGGAGCATCTGATTCAGGAGATCATCGGTCACTCGACGCGTTCGATGACGCGTGCCTACAAGTCGCAGTCTGATGAGCTCATGCTCCGGAAGGCGATGGAATCTCTCTCCGGACTGTTCACGCCGCCTGAGACAGCACGAACGCGCGAAATAGAGCAGTAGTCACCCCGAGCTCAGCGGAGATGCGTCGCTCATCGGGGCACCATTCATACAGGTCGGCCAGTTCCTCCGGATCAATCAGATTCCGGGCGGCGAACTGGTCGGCCTGCTTTTCGTACTTCGGGCGCTCGTCGGCATGCAACAGCACGCCGTGCCCGATTTCATGTGCCAGCACTAGGCGCTGATCGCGGGCGCGTAGCCGGTCGCTGATGACGATGGTGTTGTAGTCCGGGAACCATCGGCCGTTCGCAGTCCTCAGGCGACGTACCACAACCTCGAGACCAAGCGATTCGGCGTGCTCCCATGGGTCGTACGCGCGGCCCCTAAGCAGGGTCGGACTCGTCGTGACCGATGCCCTTGTCCTTGTTGGCGACACTTCGAAGCCCCTCCAGCTCGTCGTCCGTCATGTCGGCGATCGACTTCGACCGCCGTTCGTCGAGGCTAACCGGAGGCTCGGACACCGGCCCCTCGTCCGCCAGCAGCTTGTCGATGCCGTCCTGCTCGCTGCCGCCCGCGTAATTGCGGAGCGCTTGACTAACGATGGTCGCCGGCGTGGTGCTGAGCGCTGCAGCGACGATCTCCAGCTCCTTCACGGTGAGTTCCGTGCGTCCCGTCATGCGACGCTCGACCGTGCCTTCGGACCAATCGGTGAGGGTTGCCAGCCATGCGCGTCCGCCCCTTGCGCGGGCGAGGCCGTCGATGACGGAGCCGAGGTGCTGGTCAAACGTGACTGGGAGCTTCCGAATAGGCATGCCAGCAGTTTAGCGGCCTCAAACCGCACGCATGCGGACTATCCCTGCACATGCGCTTGACACTGCGATAACGCAGGGGTAGCCTTCACATATGCAGAGAAGAAATGAAGCTAGCGGCTTCACCACACCGAACACCCCCGGTCGCATCGCGATCGCGGATGAGATGCGCGCTCAGAACGAGCGCGTGTCCGTCCGCGACGTGGTGATGGCCGGGGGTGTTCGTCGTTTCACCGTGAAGGAGATGTTCGGTGCCAACTAAGCAGACCGCCGAGGACGCGCTCGACAAGAGCGGCATTCTCGCTTTCGACATCCCGCGGCTTTCGGAAGTCATCGGCCTCTCGACGCGTCGCCTGTACCAGCACATCGAGCGACGCGACCTGAGTGCCAAGTACTCCGGGCGCAAGCGCATCGTCCCGCTCGAGGAAGCCAGGAGATTCCTTCGCGACCTCCCCGACGAAGAGTGGGAACTCACTTGAGCGCCCTCGACATCTTCCAGTACGCCGGCCAGCAGGTCCGCACCGTTGTCGTGGATGGAGAGGTCTGGTTCGTAGCGTCGGACGTCGCTTCCGTCCTCGGCTACCGGATGGCGTCGGACATGACGCGGAACCTCGACGCAGACGAGAAGGGTACGCAGATTGTGCGTACCCCCTCGGGTGACCAGTCGATGACTGTCGTCACTGAGCCGGGACTGTACGAGGCCATCCTGCGCAGCCGAATCGACGCTGCCCGCGAGTTCAAGCGCTGGGTGAAGCACGAAGTCCTCCCGTCTATCCGTCGCACGGGCCAGTTCGGCTCGCAGCTGCCCGCGTCGTTCGCGGAAGCGCTCGAGCTCGCGGCATCCAAGGTGCGCGAGATCGAGGCACTCGAGGCGAAGGCGATCGAGGATGCCCCGAAGGTCGCCGCGTATGACCAGCTGATGGACGCTGAGGGCTTCTATTCGATGGATGCGGTCGCGAAGCTCGGCGGCATCGGCCGCACGACGCTGTTCCGCAACCTGCGTGACGCAGGTGTGATCGAGAAGTTCGGTCGCCTCCCCATGCAGCGGTACGCGCACTGGTTCAAGGTCACCACGAGACCGTGGGAAGACCGCGAAGGCATCGCCCACCTGTCGCAGACGTCGCGGGTGCGCCCCGAGTTCCTGACGAAGGTTCTCGCGAAGGCCGGCGTCGACATCGCTGAGGCGGTGGCGTCATGATCGACACTCTGCCTCTCTGGTTCGCCGCCGTTGGTGCGATCGCCGCCGTGTATGGCTGGCTTGTCCTGGAGTTCCGCGCGTCGGCCCGGTACTGGGCTGAGCGTGACGCACAGGATCCGGTCGTGGTGACTGGATCGGGTCACCGTCGCGACTCCCGCCCGTACGCATGCACGAGCGTCGGGGGTGTGTGATGAGCGACGAGACGTGGAAAGCCGTTGTCGGTCACGAGGGCATTTACGAGGTGTCTGACCAAGGGCGCGTCAAGCGAATTGCGCCCGGATCCGGAACGCACCCTGGGCGCATCCTCAGCCCGATGGTCGACTACAAGGGCTACCTCTACGTGCGGATCGGTGGGCGCATGAATCGCATCCATCGCCTGGTAGCAGCCGCGTTCTTCGGCCCGAGCGACATGCTGGTCCGGCACCTGGACGGCAACCCGCTGAACAACTCAGTCAGCAATGTCAGGTACGGAACTCCGCTCGAGAACTCTGCGGACCGCATCGAGCATGGCCGCCATCGTCGGAACGGACGCTTGGAGCGCACGCAGTGTCGATACGGGCACGAGTACACGCCCGACAACACGATCATCCGTCGCCAAGTCGGCAAGCGGCCGTACCGCGGGTGCCGCGAGTGCCGACGCTTCATGAAGGCGAACATCCGCCTCCGAAAGCGGGAGCAAGCCTCCCAGGGGTAGCGAATCACCCCCGCGACTCAGGTCTTCATCGACCTGGGCCGTACTCGGCGTACCCGGAAACGGGCCGCTTCAACTGAACAGAACTCGCAGGAGTAACCCCTCGCTGATCCCCACGGGATATCGGAGGTCGCCTTGGGTACGCGCCCCGGCTACGAGAACTGCGAGCGGAACGTCACCGAATACCGCACCTCACCATCGTGGGGTCAACCACGGAGGCGTGAACCCCTGCAAGCGACCCTTTGGTGCGGCTGGCTGGGCGTCGTGCTGGAGCGGGCGACGTAGGGCTTAGGGGTCGAAGGAAAGGAAACGCCAATAGGCGTACAAGATTCGACAGTTCGCCGCCATCGCTGTACGGGCGGAACCAAGACGCAGGGTGATGCGTCGACTTGGCACCCGGTTGGTCGGGGTGAACCATGCCACAGGGTTAGTGGCCGTCGCCGAGCCTGAAATCGGTGGACTCGGAGTATGACCGAGCGGCGACACGTGGGGGATCGGTTCTGAGTGGTCACGCGGGCTGGAATCCGTGTGCGACTCCCGAGAGACCCCCTTGGGGCTGGTGCATCACACACCAGCCCCTTTCTCTTCCCACTCCTGGGGGTGTGGGAACGGTGGCAGTCCTGGGGGACTGCCACCACCAAACCGGCATGTGGGGTGCCGGACCAGTGCAGGGCCGGGCGATCTGGGGATCAGCCCGGCCCTCACCCAATCGCTTTGAAACGAAGGAGTTCGACATGGCAGAGAAGAACGTCACCATCTGGACCTGCGACCGGTGCGGTGCGCCCAAAGAGACCGAACAGGGGGACCAGCCAACGTTGTGGTCCGGCCTCATGATCATCCACCCCGTCAATGCAAGCCCCGACGCAGAGCGGACGGTCCGCCATCAGCTTTGCGGTGAGTGCACCTCCGATCTCGGCTTCTTCCTCAACCCACCCGAAGCCGCACCCGCCGATGCGTGACCGCAGACCAAATCCATCTGTCAGAGACACGTGTAAGTCGTGCCTCGGCTGGGGATTCCACACGGTCCGTAAAGGGACCGACTACCAAGACGAAATCGAATGCCTGAGCTGTCACGGCAGCGGAAGGCAGACCACCAAACACGAGATTCGGAGACAACCGTGATCGAGAACGAGATCCGCGCGCGAGCGGTTCGCGAGACGGCGGCGTACATCGATCGCATCCACAAGAACGGCCTCGTGCCTCTCGGGGTGGTGCTCGCCGACATGGAGTCCGCCGCGTGGCGGATGGAGCAAGGCATGACGGCACGCGGGAACATGCGCGCACCGCGCGCAGATGTCGAGATTCGGAGCGAGTCATGACCACGAACAGCATTCCTCCTGTCCTGGTGGAGCGAGCCGACACCAGACCCATCCGCCTCGTACCCCTCCGCGACACCCGGGCATGGGCAACGTTCACTGCCATGTCCTCCGGGATCGCTGGCGCCCTCGCTGGTGGGTGGTTCGTTTATGGGCTCGTGATCCTCAATGGGTGACCTGGGCGAACACATGAAGGTCGCAGATGTGATGCGTGACGTCCAGGACGGCGACGGTCTCACATGGCTGGGTGAGTTCGACTGGCTCCGAGTGAACCATGCGACTCGCCTACGGAGGCTCTTCCTGAGTGTCTTGCAGAACGGCATCCGAGAGCCATTGCTGATCGGGGATGACGGGCGGCTCTGGGATGGGCATCACCGTCTCTACGTCGCGTACACGCTCGGCTTCACCCATGTCCCGGTCGAGTATGCGAGGCGACCGTGACCGACTGCCCGAAGTGTGCTGACCCGACACCGGGGCAGCCACCACACAACCCTTCGCCGGCGTGCACACGTCGGCCCGCCATCGTCCCCCACTGCGCCTGCACGGCCTGCTTTGGGTGAAAGGAACCAGACATGAAAGACCGTTGGAGAGTCGTCCACGGAGCCTACGGAGCATGGCGGGTCATGCACGGCGAAACCCGCATCGCTGTCTTCACCGCATGGCCCCGCGCCTACCAGTACGCCCGTGAACAGGCCATCTACGAGAACCTCTCGATCGTCAGTCTCGAGATCTGCTCGTGACCCCGTGCTCGCTCTGCCATGACCACGGAGAAGTGGTCATCACCCATAACCCGACCGTGTGGATGGACTGCCCCCACACGTACTGGAAGGACCAGACATGACGTTCACGGCCTCGAACGGCGCGATCGTTCACAACCCCACCAAGGGCGGAATCGCGGTTGGCAACTCACTGATCTTGAGGGACAACGAGTCGACAGCCCTCCGTGAGTTCTTCCAGCATGAGAGTGACGAGGCACGCGGACTGTGGAGGTCTCCGAGCGACCCGACATGGACGGCCGTGCGGCGCAACACCATGATCTACTTCCAGAACGAAGACCACGAACGGTCATTCCACTTTGTTCCCAAGCTCGAAGGTTCGATCCGGGCATGGTCGGGTGATCTGCAAGCCCTCGCCTACGAGTACATCGAGGCCCACCCGGAGCGGAAGCCCTGGGAAGAGGCCAAGCCTGGTGAGGTTTGGCTGTTCCGCGGGAAGGGGGACATCAAGCCTTCCGCATTCATGAAGTCACACGTCGGCTGGACGAACTCTGAGGCCGTCGTCGTGCAGCGTGATCCGGCGCTGCCCTACGGCGGCACGCGCGACGAGAGCTTCGAGCCTCGTCGCATCTGGCCGGAGGACGCATCGTGAACCCGATTGATCTCGTCCCCTGGGCTTTCTGGGGCGGCGTCTCCCTTCTCATCCTCACCATCCCCGTCACCATCTTCGTGGCGGGGATTCGTCTTGCAAGGAGCCTGTGATGACCGAACGAATCGACCACGCCGCGAAGGCGCTCAAGATCATGCACGACGTCGGCACGGACGAGCGGGGAGAGATACCGCTGGAGCTGTTCGACTCGCACGAACAGTGGATCTACGAAGCCACCATGAGGGAGGCGCAGGTGCACGCCACTCTCGCGCTCGTCGAACAGCAGCGCATCGCCAACCTGTTGACCATGGCGCAGTTTGATCACGCAATCGAAGACGGTGTGCGGCTGTACACCGATCTTGAATGGTCGGCGAAGTTGCGCCAGGAAGCTGGCGAGAGGTTGGGCCTGTCGTGACGGACTACAACGGCTTGGTCTACGGACTCGACGAGCAGATCTACCACCGCCAACCGGGGCTGAGCTCTACCGGGGCGAAGAAGATCCTCCAGTCACCAGCCCACTACAAGCACTACGTGGAGCACCCGGAAGAACCGAAGGCCGGTTTCGATCTCGGGTCCGCGGTCCACTCGAAGGTGCTCGGTGTGGGCGCGCAGATCGCGGTCTACCCGGACGGGAACGGCCCCGAACGGTTCGAGTACGACGGCAAGGAGCTCGACAACGTTCTCGACAAGACGGGCGGTCTCCGAACCGCGGCGTCGAAGGCGTTCGAAGCGGACGCGCGCGACCGGGGACTGATCCCTGTGAAGCGTGTCACCGCACGGGTGGTGGACATCATGGCCGAATCGGTGCTGTCGAATCCGACCGTGAAGGCGTTGCTCGCATCGGGCGACCCGGAGGTGTCGATGTTCGCCACCGACCCCGACACGGGGGTGGCGCTGCGGGGGCGGCTGGACTGGCACGGCCCACGCCTCGTGGACCTCAAGACCACGGCGGGGGATGCGTCCGAGTCGGAGTTCGCGATCCACGCGTTCCGGTTCGGATACGACATCCAACAAGCCATGTACCAGCACACGTACCACCTGATCACGGGCGAGACGAGACCGTACCTGTTCGCCGTGGTTGAGGCGCACCCGCCCTATCTCACTGCGGTGCACGTCCTCGGTGCCGACGAACTCCTCATGGCCCGCAGACGGGCACGTGAGGCCCGGGAACGGTACGCCCGCGCCATCGAGTCGGGGGAGTGGCCCGGGTACAAGACCCGCAGTGGTGGGCCGATCGGCATCCTCCAGGCACCCGTCTGGAACATCAATGCGTATCTGGATGAGTACGAAGGAGAAACGGCATGAGCCGCGCCATGGGGAGCCACCAGTCCGCACGAGCGGAGACCACCACGTGGCTGACGCCTCCGGATTTGGTCGAGAAGCTCGGACCGTTCGACTTGGACCCGTGCGCGGCGCCGTCACCTCGACCGTGGCCCACAGCCGCGAGGCACATCGAACTTCCAGAGGACGGCCTCGCCGCCGACTGGGACGGTCACGTCTGGCTGAACCCGCCGTACAGTTTCGCGGCATGGAAGTGGCTGGAGAAGCTCGCATCGCACGGGGACGGTATCGCGTTGATCTTCGCGCGCACTGAGACTGCGGGATTCGTTCGCGAGGTGTGGGGCAAGGCTGATGGGCTGCTTTTCCTGCACGGTCGACTGCACTTCCACTACGCGGACGGGGATCGTGCACTGGCCAATTCGGGCGCACCGTCCGTCCTCGTGGCCTACGGCGCTCGAGCCGCGGAGAAGTTGATGACCGCTGACGTCGAAGGCACGTACGTGCCGTTGCAAGGAGTTCACCGTGACTGACATCGACATCCCCGAGGACACGAGGAGATCCCGTCTCCCGAAACCTCACGCACAGGTGATCGACGAGGAGATCGTCACTGCTGCCGCGCGATTCGCCGCATTCCGCGAGCAGTACCCCGAAGGGTACGTGGAAGCGACGATCGACCGAGTCATAGAACACCCAGACGGGAGCGTCACCTACGTCCTGCACGCCGCCGCGTGGCTCGAACGCCCCACCTTCGGGATCGTGTCCAGACCGGATGCGACCGCGTGGGCGCAAGGATCCACGAAGGACGACAACGCGATCATCGCCGGGTCACCCCTCGAATCGGCCGACACCATCGCCCGGTCGCGGGCGCTACGCAACCTCGGCATCCTCGACGGCGCCAAGCCGGCCAAGATCCGTACCCCTCAGACCGAGGGACAGATCGGGGCCGACGTCGCCACCGCACGCGAACGTGCAGGACTGTCGCAGAAGGAGCTCGCAGCTGCGGTGACGGATCGCGGGTTCAAATGGGCGCAAGCCACCGTCTCCCAGATCGAGAAGGGCGAACGCCCGCTGCGGCTCAGCGAAGCCGACCACCTGTCCGAGCTCATCAGGTTCCGGACGTGAGTGCGATCCCCGCGAAGATCCGTGCAGCAGTGCACGAGCGGGCGCAGGGCAGATGCGAGGGGTGCGGCAAGATCGCACCCCTCGAACTGCATCACCGGAAGTACCGGTCCCGTGGCGGCAAGCACACCCTCGCGAACCTCGTCGCACTGTGCGGGTGGGGGAACCACACCGGCTGCCACGGCATCGCACACGGACCCAACCCACCTCAAGGGTGGTCGCTCCCATCTGGGCGTTGCGACCCTGCCGAAGAACTGTTCCTGCACCACTGGGGACTCATCTACCTGAAGGACTGACCATGCCTGAACGAATCCAGCTGTCCCGGAAGAAGGGGTGGCGCAAACCGGAGAACACGGTTGTCGTCGCCCGTCCGTCGAAGTGGGGCAACCCGTTCCGAGTCGGGCGTCCTGACCCCCTCATCGGCACCGTCGTGCGCGACGCCGCTACGGCTGTGGAGCGGTACGAGCTGCACAGCGGAGCGATGGGGAGCTACGAGCTCGATCTGCTAGAAGTTCGCGCGGAGCTCGGCGGCAAGAACCTAGCGTGCTGGTGTCCGCTCGATCAGCCGTGCCACGCAGACGTGCTGCTCAAGATCGCGAACCAGGGTCAGTCATGACTCCCGGCCAGGTGTTCCCGGCCCGCTACGACGGCACCTGCGCCGCGGAATGCGGCCACCGCATCCATCCCGGAGACCCGGTGAGGTACGACGATGACGACCAGCTGCGGCATGACCAGTGCACTCCGAAGCGGTCCAAGTTCGATATCGGACCCCGTGAGGTCGTCTGCCCCGACTGCTTCTGCATCAGGCCATGCCGATGCCTCGACTGAAAGGAGGGTGAACAGTGCCCTGGTTCAAGGTAGATGACCAGTTCTGGTCACACCCGAAGGTCGTAGAACTCTCCGCCGACGCGGTGGCGTTGTGGGTTCGCGCCGGCTCCTATGCTGCGCAGCACCTCACTGATGGGGTGGTGACGTACGGGATCATCCGCATGCTCGCCGCCGACCGTGACGCGGCCACAGAGCTCACGAACGCGGGGCTGTGGGACCAGCAGGACGGCCGAACATGGTTGTTCCACGACTGGGACGACTACCAGCCTGACGCGGTTGTCTCGAAGGAGCGAAGACAGAAGAAGCAGGATGCGTCAGCGCTCGGGAATCACGACCGTTGGCACGTCGCCAGAGGCATCCAGGTCGAGGGGTGCTCGCACTGCATCGCAGGTGCGATCCCACCTGCGATCCCTTCTGCGATTCCCGGGGGATTCCCCCCGTCCCCGTCCCCGTCCCCGGACTCCACTCACCTTTCAGAGAGTCAGTCACGAGATACACGCGCGAGCGTCGGGACGGACGAGCAATCTGCTGAGCCGTACAAGAGCACCCTCGCTTCGCAGTACGGGATCGACGTCGCCCGGGTGCGGAAGCACCTTGACGACAAGCTCGGCCTGATACTCGCACCGCCCGACGTGGTGAACGTGTCGATGTGGATCCTGAACAAGATCCCGCAACCACCACGAGCACCCACGAGCTACATCATCGGGTCGATCACGAAGTCACCCGCCGAGGTGCAGCAGTACATCCACGAATCAGCGCTCATATGACCGCTGACTGATTCACAAGGCCACCACCCACTCGGGTAGTGGCCTTTCCCATTGACGGAGGAAGACATGGCCACCGATTTCGACTGGATGGTCCTCATCAACAAGAGGGCCGCGCTCCGAGAACAGTTCCCATCCCTGGCGACGCTGAAGCTCGAACGCCCGGGGTCGACATCCGACACGCGTCGGCGAGAACTGATCGCCGCAGACAACCAGATGTCGAAAGCGCGCGCCGAGCTCGCGAGATGGCAGGAAGCGGCCGACAAGAACGCACGACGCCTCGAACGGCTCGAGAACGAGAAGCGCCGCCGCGTCTACAAGGGCTATCAGGCGGCCAAACAGGCAGAGAGGGACATCGCATGACGGTCGTGTACGAAGACGAGTGGGTAACGCTCCATCACGGCGACTGGCGTGACGCGGACTTCGGTGAACATGTCGATGCCGTCGTGACCGACCCGCCCTACGGGGAAACCTCACTCGAATGGGATCGCTGGCCGAAAGGCTGGCCCGAGCAGGCCGCGCAGATCACGGATGCTCTCTGGTGCTTCGGCTCGTTTCGGATGTTCCACGACAACGCCGAGGAGTTCGCGGCCTGGAATCTCTCGCAGGAGATCGTCTGGGAGAAGCACAACGGCTCTGGATTCCACGCCGACAGGTTCAAGCGAGTGCACGAGCTCGCGGTGCTCTGGTATCGCGGCGACTGGTCTGACCTGAGGCACCAGACGCCGACGACGGCGGACGCGACTCCTAGAACCGTTCGCCGCAAGACGCGACCAACACACACCGGGCACATCGAAGAGTCGGCGTACCGCTCAGAGGATGGCGGGCCGCGGCTCATGCGATCCGTGCAGTACGTCCGATCAGAGCACGGTCGTGCGATCCACCCGACGCAGAAGCCTGAGGGGATCGTTGCTCCGCTGATCGAGTACAGCGTCCCGCCTGGCGGGCTTGTCGTGGATCTCTTTGCGGGGTCCGCCACCACCGCGATCGTCGCCCGCCAAATGGGCAGACGATGCATCGCGTTCGAGATCCGCGAGGACTACGCCCGCAAGGCCGCCGAACGTCTCGCACAGCAGACATTCGTTTTCGAGGAGACAGCATGACCGCTGACATCATCACCGACACCACCTACCCGCACGGAACGCCCGAAGGCTTCATGAACGGATGCCGGGGGAGCCGCTGCCCCGCACCGATGGCCTGCCGTGACGTCCACACCCGCTACAACGGCGACTACGCGTTCAGGAGACAGATCAACGCAGGGATGACCCCCGCCGAGATCATCGCCGCAGAGAAGCCCGAGCCCCCCGTACGCGCACGCAAGCCCACCCCGGCACCCAAGCCGCCGACCCGGAAACCGAAGCCGTCACAGAGGCCAAGCGGCTCAGCCCACGCGATGCGGGTTCGGGAGCTCCACGCCCAGGGCATGTTGGACAAGGAGATCGCCGAACAGATCGGCATCGGACGCCGAACCGTCACCAACATCCGCGACACTCTCGGCCTCGCACCCCACCACGGCGTCGACGCCGACCAGGTACGCCGACTCCACACAGACGGACTCACCGATCGTCAGATCGCCGACCGCATCAACCAGACCCGCGCCAGGAAGATCAACCGGCGCACCATCTGGGGTGTACGCAAACGCCTCGGACTCAACCCCAACCCAGCCCCCGCAACCACTGGGGCTTCTTCATGAACGGGCCGACCACACAGACCGGGATCCCGATCATCAACTGCGACCAGTGCGGCCAGCGTCACCCAGTGACGCGGAAGCACTGTGAGACCTGCGGGCTGGCCACGTTGTTCGGACACGAAGCACACGGACACGAACAGGCATCGCTCAAGATCGGCTCCCTGTTCTCGGGCGTCGGTGGACTGGACCTCGCTGTGGAGTCGTTCTTCGGCGGTGAGACGGTCTGGCATTGCGAGTGGGAGGCGGAGCCGTCGAAGGTGCTCGCCGCGCGTTGGCCGGGTGTGCCGAACTTCGGCGACGTGACGGCGGTGGACTGGTCGACCGTCGAACCTGTCGACATCATCTGTGGCGGGTTCCCCTGCCAAGACCTCAGCCTCGCCGGCAGACGATCCGGGATGCGCCCCGGAACCCGCTCCGGCCTCTGGGCTGACTTCCTCCGGGCCATCGATGCCCTGAAACCGAAAGTGGTGGTGATCGAGAATGTCCGAGGACTTCTCTCCGGGTGCGCCGAGTCCGCATCCGATAGCGAGCTGGGACAGTGCCCGAGATGTGTGGACCCCGATGGAGGGGCCAGCCATACTCCCAATGTTCGAGCACTTGGCCGTGTACTCGGAGACCTTTCCGCCCTCGGGTTCGATGCGGAATGGCATGGTCTACTCGCGTCCGACATCGGCGCCCCTCATGGGCGGTTCCGTGTCTTCGTTCTTGCCTACGCCCAGGGCGAGCGATTCGAACGGGGCTGGCCGACACGGGAGCGGTGGACCGGACTTGCGAACAGTTGTGGCGGACGTGCTGACGCACCTCTGACCCTCCTCCCGACACCGACCGCGAGCGAGGGGGAAAAGGGCGGACCGAATCAGGCCCATGGAGGCGGCGATCGCACACTCAGTGGGGTCGCTCCGTCCCTGCGTCTACTTCCGACACCCGTGACTGAACCTGACACCGGCAACGGGCACGCGCGGAACCTCGGGAAGGAAGTCAAGCTGCTTCCTACTCCGCAGGTAGCGGACATGATGGGCGGGCACGCGTCACGCTCTGGTGAGCGTTCGGATGAGCTTCTGCTGCCGGGTGTTGCAGTGGCCGCGCACCAGGGGCGGCTTCTGCCGACGCCGCGCGCGTCGCGTGGCGCAGCGGCGACCGAGACGATTTACGCACTCGGTGCCGAACGGGATAACACGGGCGACCGGCAGGGGAACGTCGTCGGCGAAGCGCAGTGGGGCGAGTACGAGCCTGTCGTGCGTCGCTGGGAAGCCATCACGCGCCCTGCACCGGCCCCGACTCTTCCTGACGGGAAGAACGGAAACCACCGTCTCGCAGCTGTGTTCCCGGAGTGGATGATGGGCTACCCCGCTGGGTGGGTGACCGATGTCATCACCCGGAACCCGGCGATCAAGGCGTGCGGGAACGGTGTCGTGCCACAACAGGCATACGCCGGGCTTGGCGTGCTCTGGCCGCGCGTGCGTGAGGCGGTGGCGTCATGATCTGGACTCTCGAGCTCGGATACGCGAAGCCGCCTGACGGCCTCTCCGCGAACTGGCGGGGACACTGGGCAACGAAAGCGCGATCCACCGCATCCGTCCGCGCACTCGTGAAGCACTTCGCGATCGAAGCAGGCATCGAACCCATGCAGCGGTGCCAGGTCGAAGTGATCTGGTGCGTGGCAGACAGGCGACGCAGGGACGACGATTCGCTAGCTCCGTTCGCCAAGGCCGTATACGACGGCCTAGGAGCGGACAAGGGAGTCAGTGCCCACATCGTCGCGGACGATGCGCCGGCCTTCATGCGAAAGATGCACCCTCGCATCGAGTACCGACCAAACACGACGCCTCACTTCGAGGTGATCGTGACCGACCTGACCCATCGAAGCGATGCGGTCGACCAACTCACGAAGGAAAGACTCACATGAACGCAATGACCTACCGCAAAAGGCCCGTCGAGATCCAGGCCGTGCGGTTCGAGAAGCCGTACAAGCGGGTGCAGGACTTCTGCCCGACGATTCGGCTGATCAAAAGCGGGATGGTCGGGACGAAGGTCGGTTTCGCGATCATCGAAACGCTCGAAGGGCAGATGACCGCGGAAGTAGGCGACTGGATCATCCGCGGCGTGCAGGGCGAGTTCTACCCCTGCAAGCCTGACATCTTCGCCGCAACGTACGAGCTTGTCGAGACGCCCGACCTCGCCCCGCACGAACTGGCTGAGGTCACCCGTTTCGGCATTCACGAAGAAGACCAGAAGGACGAACAGTGACCGAGCAGACCGGCAACAACAAGCCAAACGAGGCCGAGGGTTTGGCTTTCCCCCCTACCGACGACGAGAAGATCCAGTGGCGTCCCGTGGTCGGCTACGAGGGCATGTACGAAGTGTCCGAGGCGGGCGATGTGCGATCTCTGGCTCGAACTAAGATGCGGCGAGATGGAGTCGAGCAAGTGGTGCCCGGGAAGATGCTGACCAAGCATCCAGACAGGCGCGGGTATCACCTCGTGTCGCTAACTCGAAACCACAAAGCGGTTCACCGCCGCGTGCATCGACTCGTCCTGGAAGCGTTCGTCGGCCCCTGCCCCGAGGGGCATGAAGGGCTGCACGGCGACGGCGACATGCACAACAATCGTCGCTCGAACCTCCGATGGGGCACACGCACCGAGAACGTGCACGACTCCATGCGTCACGGCACGCTGCCAGTTGGCGAGAACGCCGCCGCCGCGAAGGTCACTGAAAGGGACGTGCGGGCGATCCGGGCTGCCCATTCGGCGGGAGCAAGCATCCGTGGCCTGTCCAAGAAGTACGAGCTAGCACTCTCGACCACGCAGGCAATCGTTCACCGAAGGAGTTGGAAGCATGTCAACTGAGCAAGAGCAGGAAGCTCTGGTCGCGGCCTATCTCGAAGAGCACGGCCATCACGCCGATGCCCGACATGGGTTCCTTGCTGGTCTCGCTGCTGGCTTCCACCGCTCCATGGCGTCCGATTCCAGTGTCGAGACATGGGTGTGCGGGAAGTGCGGAGGGGATGCCTATGAGCACAGTCTGACCACCAGCACTTGCATATGGGAGCCGATCGAAACGCGTCCGGCGCCACAGTGCGAACCGTCCGACGCGCTCGAAGGCATGACAGCCGAGAAGGAGAAGTGGCGCATCCGGTGCGCTGAGGAGACTGCTGCATGGGTTGATGCCACGAAGCGCGCCGATGCGGCCGAGGCGCGGTGGCGCGCTGCCGAGGACGAGTGTCGGGCGGTGCAGGCTCGTTTGGACGCTCTTTTGGCGGAGCCGCAGGGCGAACCGACCGACGCGCAACTCATCGAAGCGCGAGCCGACTTCCGCAACGACCCCGACAGTGACGGACTGACTCTCGGGGAGGCGTTCAATACCGGATGGTTCGCCGCTCTGCGTGCTGCTGGGGTCGGGGGTGTGCGATGAGCGCCAGCCAGTTCGGCGAGTGGGAGTCGCGGGGCGAAACGGTAGACGCCGCGGTCTTCAACGTCGCCAACGTCCATCACATCCACGGGGCGCAGTGCCTGTGCGGCTTCGAGTCGCATCGGGCGCGATCCCGCACCGAGCACATCATCGATGCGACGCTCGCTGCTCTTGCCGACGCTGGTGTCGTCGGACAGGAAGGGGAGAGCCGTGGCTGAGGCAACGCACGGAGACATGATGAAGCTGCTGGAGTCCTTGCCGCCGAAGTCGGTGGTTGTGGATCACGATCAGGATGCGTGGCAGAAGGACGATGAGGGGCTGTGGACGTGCACTGTTCGCGTCGCCAACACCGAGGCCATGGGCGCCGAGAGCGTGGCGATCATGGGTCTCCTCGAAGTCGTGTACGTCGGAGCGCGGGCGGACGGGTGCCGCTGCTACCCGGGCTCCTACTGCGGCGGCCCGGACTGTGCCCCGGATTCGGAGTGGTGACTGCGATGAGCGACTACACGCCGACCACCGAGCAGATTCGAGCCGTCTTCATGGGCGGTGCGGCCAACGAAGAGCAGGGCGAGCGTCGGGGGAACTCCTTCGATCGCTGGCTGACTGCTCATGATGCCGAGGTGCGGGCCGGTGTCGTAGCCGAGGAACCGGGATGGGCGTGCTGCCGCCACTGCATGCGCGATGACGGCACGCGAGTGGCCGACTGCACGGGCGAGGAGGATCGGCACGCGACTCCCTGCCGCCACGGCTGCAATGGGGTGCCGGTGAAGCAGGAAGGGACAGGGCAATGAGTCACACGGTCACGATCACGCGTCTCCCGGACGACGAGAGCGACGACTACGAGTACACGTTCGGCGGCACGCACGGCCACGACTGCATGGTCGGCAAGCGATGCGACCGGTGGGCGTGCCAGACGATGAACCCCGACTTCGAGACCGAGCGCACCCGCCACGGCCTCACGCACTGGTGGAACTACGACAACCGCGAATGGATCGTCCACGACACCGACGACTGCGCACTCGGCTACGTGTTCGAGTACCGCACCGACTTGGAGACGTTCGACGGTCTCGGTCTCGGCACCTACCCCGTCCGCATCGAGTGGGAAGACGAGTGGTGGATCGAAGTGCAGACCGCCGCGGTGAAGCAGGAAGGAGCGAGCACCGATGCCTGACATCCTCAGCCCCGACTGCAGGGACGGGAAGTGCGCCGCCTGTACGGGCGACGCCTGGAACGACACCACCGACCAGCCATGCGCCTGTGAGTGCGCACGCCACGACACGAAGGAGGAGCCGTGAGGATCACCAACCGACTCCGAGCAATCCGTACCGCTGAGAAGCGGCACATCGACGACATGCGCTACGGCGACGGCTACTCGATCGGCGCGCGTGTCACTCGCCGACTGATGATCGGCCGTGGACCGTACGCAGCATGGCTACCAAGGAGAACCCGATGACCGAACTACTCGACGCAGTGGATGACCTGACCCTCCCGAAACCAGTGAAGGTGCAGACCGACGACGGGTACACGTGGGCAACCGAAGACGCACTCCTCGTGCAGCTGCGCGAAGCCGTCTCGTCGTCCCTCAACTCTGGGTCAGGTGCAGGCGGGTCACCATCCACCCGCAACGTCCTCGACGGCGACGCACTCCAGAAGGCCGCGATCATCACCTCCCAGATCGGAGACTGGTGTCGCATGGCCGGCATGACCGGAGAGCAGATCACCCGCGACGCCGTGACAGACCTCAGAGCCTGGCACGCCGCCTTCCTCTCCCGCAACGAACCCGAAGAGTTCTACATCGGGCAGCTGCGGGCATGGGCGGCACAGATCCGTGCCATGGTGAACCCACCCAAGGTGATCGAGATCACCGCACCCTGCCCCGTCTGCGGTGAAGGCGAGTATGTCAACGACATGGGGGAGAGGATCACCAACCCCCTCGCCCTCACCTACCGACCCGACAGCGACCACATGTGGAAGAACTCCAAGGTGCTCTGCCGCGCCTGCAACGCCGTCTGGATCGGCGGCGACGCCATGGAAGAACTCGCGGACGAACTGGAAGAGAGGGACACGGCATGAAAGTCCCGATCGATGACTACTTGCTGAATCACTTCGGTTCGCAAGAGGAAGCAGAGCGATTCGCCCACCTCTACGTGCTCGAGGTCGAATCGCCACGCATCGAGGTCGGCTCAAACCCCGAACATGATCTGGTGATGAGATCAACCATCCGCTACCGACTCCGCCTGAAGACGGTAGAAGAACTCAACGACAAGGAGACAGCGTGATCGAGGCAGTGCCGAAGGCAGAGGTCGTGCCCTACCCACCGATCTCCAACCGCATCCAGATCGTGAACTACCAGGACGGAGGGGCACGCGTCACGGTCGAGGGGCAGGACATCACCGGATGGATCGCGGCCGACAGTGATCTCGCTGTCCGGTACGCGGGACCGAACCGGCAACCCACCCTCACGCTCACGCTCACCGCAGCCAAGATCACGGCGCGAAACGACACGCGAGATCGAACTACACGCATGTGATTTCATCCTGTACGATGGGAGATGCCTTCCACCACTGTGTGAAAAACCAGCCTCAGACGCCTCTCGTCTGAGGCTTTCTTGTTCCTCCCGGCACGTCGGTCGACCTCGGTCCCGGCAAGCTCGGTCGCAGGACGCCGCAATGACACGCGGCACATAGAGCACCCCATGACGGGAGCTCACCAACTGAATCAGCGCTCGTTCTCCCGGAGCCGCATACGGGACATTGGCGTGTAGCTCAGCAGGCAGAGCCCTCGACTGTTAATCGAGAACGCGCTGGTTCGATCCCAGCCACGCCAGCCACAGTCCTTTCCTTCGACTCCACCCCACCCCAAAGGGGAACGCTGATCGGCGTACACGAATAGCCAATACGGCTATAGCCCACGGATATGCAGTGAGCGGGCATGAAGATCCTTCTTGCGTTCCTCGCCGGCGCAACACTCATCGTCCTCGCCCACATTCTCGGATGGCGCTGGCTCGGATGGTTCCTCAGCCGCATCGAAACCGCAGACCCCGCCGACTCGACGCCCAGGATGCGGACATGGATCAAGGGAGTGATGCAACCGTGAGCGCACGCACGTGGGAAGTGACCACGCACGTCACCGGGAAGCCTCGCACGGTGGAGATCCGGCTCTATTCCGACGTGAATCACCTTCGCGGTGCCGCCACGCGGCACAACAGGTGGTCGGGCGAGACCGGAGCCTTCTCGGAAGCCGCTGGCGTGTGCCACGGATTTACGCGCGGCCGAGTCGGCCCGGATGGCCAGTGGGACGAAGACCAAACCGTCGCGATCATTCGCCTCGCCGAGACGCACCTGAGCCCGCTCGTGATCATTCATGAAGTCGCGCACGCCGCTCAGCACATCTACGGGCTGGACTACAACGACGGCAAGCACGTTGAAGAGCACATGCACTCAGGTAACGAGGACTTTGCCTACCTGATGGGCGAGCTCGGATCGGCCGTGCTGAGAATCTTCGCCAGTCGATTCACGGGAGACGCGGATGCTTGAAGCGCAGGTGACCTACCTGGACGGACCCTTCGACCCCAGCGAGGTGCACTACATCGGATGGGGCGGCATGCCGCGCACCGTGAAGGCGGACATGAACATGGGCGTTGGCGTGTTCCGGACACCGCCCTATGGGATCCGACGCGCGATCTGGGACGCCGCATTCGGCTACGTATCCGGCTTCCGCAAGCGCGACATCCTCTACTACGTCCTCACCCGCTCGCTGTCGAAGCGAATCGAGACGATCGCTCTGGACAAGGAGTCGAAACGTGTCTGACATCCGGGAAGTGCACGACGCCGTGCGCACCAACCTCCAGCGCCGTCGCGAGCTCGCACGCCGCACCCGCACCGAGCTCATCGACTACATCGTGAACATCGAGGACAACCTCGCCGCCCTCGCCACACGCATCGAACACGCGTACGGGGACGAACCATGAGCACTGAGATGCTGGCCGTGAGCATCCTCGCCGGCGTCATGCTCGGAGCGGCCACATGGTTCCCCCTCATCCTGCTGATTGACCGCACGCCCAAGGCGGGTCCGCCTGTGCGCGTCACGCTCACCTCCGACGTGCGCTCCTACCAGCAGGCCATGAAGGAAGCAGCATCTTGACCGGGTATGTGTGCGAACTCTGCGGAATCGACCGGGGTAGCTACGCCGCCCTCATGGCTTGCGAGGCCGAATGCGAAGCCGAGAACACCGCAGCCCGCAAGAACCACGTCAGCCCACGGGTCATGCGCCCCATGCGCAACTGGGAAGACGACTGACATGACCCCCTACACCTGCCCCACCTGCGGCACCCCATGGCCATCCCCAGCTGATGCTGATGCCTGTTGCACCGACGACAACCTCACCGGGTACGACGACACCAGCAGACACAAGGTCAGCTACCGACTCAGCTACGACTGAACGGGGTGCCCCATGGTCCGACGCAACAGCAACATGCAGGACCGCATGAGGGAGCACGTACGCCGCATTGGGGGCAACTGCCGCATCTGCGGTGAACCCATCGACTACACGATCCCGTACTTCCTTCCAGGAACACGCAAGCCAAACCCCGAAGCATTCGTCGCCGACCACATCATTCCCATCGACAAGGGCGGACGACACGACACCAGCAACGCCGCACCCGCACACTGGCGTTGCAACAGCAAGAAGCGCGCACGCATGGTAGCCCCAATCATCAAGAGGTCAGGCACACTCAACTGACCTTCGAACACGACTCCGAACCCCAGGGGGAGTGCCCCCTCACCCGCATCGACAGCGGGTCTCCGGGGCTTGCCGTTCTCTCTCTCCGGTCTTTTTTTCGTTTCCTCGAAAGGGGCGGTGATGAAGGATCGAACACCTGTTCTTCGAGCGGTCACTCCGGATGAGGTTCCGGAGCCGCCGAGGATTCTGACTCTCGCTGAGGCGATCGAGTCGGGTGACTACTTGCAGATCCTTCTTGCGCAGCGCCGTGAGATCGCGAACGACCTCCCTGATGAGAAGGGGCCGGCGAAGGCTGCGCTTCACCGTCAGCTCTCGCTTCTGTCGAAGGAGATAGAGGCGTTGCAGCGCGGCGGCGAGGAAGACGCGGAGGGCGGCGCGAATGTCGAAGACGGAGAGTTCGACGCCGCCGCGATCTGAACCGAAGCTCACTGATCTTGCCCGTCACGTGGTGTACCCCAAGGGGATCGTGTCGACGGCGTGGCCTCGAGTGGTCGCGCAGTGCGCGGCCATGGGCGTCAAGTTCGACGAGTGGCAGCACGGCATCGGCACGGTGGCGCTGGGCAAGTCGAAGGACGGGAAGTACGCGGCGACGATCGGCGGGGTTGTCCTTTCGATTCCGCGTCAGGTCGGCAAGACGTTCCTCGTCGGCATGATCATCATCGCCCTGTGCATCCTGAACCCGAAGATGACGGTTCTATGGACCGCGCACCGGACGAAGACAGCGACGAAGACGTTCCAGACGATGCAGGGCATGGTCCGGAAGAAGAAGATCCGTGGCCATCTAGCGCCCGGACGCAATGACGGTATTCGAACAGCGAATGGCGAACAAGAGATCCGGTTCCGCAACGGTTCCGTGATCATGTTTGGTGCCCGCGAAGGCGGTTTCGGCCGCGGGTTCGATGAGGTTGACGTCGAGGTGTTCGACGAGGCGCAGATCCTCGGCGAGAAGGCACTTGAGGATATGGTGGCGGCGACGAACCAGTCGCGGCAGCCTGCCGGCGCGCTTCTGTTCTTCATGGGCACGCCACCACGCCCGACCGATCCCGGTGAGGAGTGGCTTGGGCGCCGTTCCGAGGCGCTCGAGGTCAAGCCGCTGGATCAGGTCGTCGGGCTGTCGGATGACATGGTCTACGTCGAGTTCTCGGCGGACAAGGATGCCGACCCGGATGACCGGGCGCAGTGGGCGAAGGCAAACCCGTCGTTTCCGCACCGGACGCCGCTCGAGTCGATGCTCCGGATGCGGAAGCAGCTGAAGAATGAAGACTCATTCAAGCGTGAAGCGCTCGGCATCTACGACGCCCTCGACTCTGGTCAGGTCATCGACGACAACTCCTGGGGCGCCATCAAGGATCCCGCGTCGATGGCGATCGACCGCGTCACCCTCGCGATCGACGTGGCTCCCGACCGTTCTGTCGCTGCCGTGTCTCTGGCCGGCCAGCGCGCGGATGGTCTATGGCACGTGGAGCTCGATGAGCAGAAGCGTTCTGTTGAGTGGGTGTCTGCGTGGGTAAAGGCTCGCGCGGAACGCAACCAACTCCACGCCGTCGTCGTCGACGAGATGACCGGTCTGGTCGAGGAACGACGCGGCCGAAACTACCTGGTCGGCACTGACGTCGTGGTGACGCTTGCCGCTGCAGAGGGACGCGACATGGCGATCGCGTGTGGGCAGTTCTTCGATGGGGTCATGGAGCCCACGCCGAAGCTCCGGCACACAGATCAGCCGCAGCTCAACGTTGCGCTGTCTCTGGCTCGGAAGCGTGCGCTGGCCGGTGCGTGGGCGTGGAACCGGAAGGATCCGGAGTCGGATATCACTCCGATCGTGTCGGCGACTCTCGCCCTCTGGGGTGCTCAAAAGGATGACGTGGAACGCCCGACGCGGCGCCGCACAACTGAACGTACGGCTTTGGTGCTGTAGGGATGGGGGACCGCATGGTTGATGAGACTCTGCGAGTCCCGGGACTCTCTGACGACGAGACGGTGGACCTGAACTTCCTCGCGAAGCAGCTGAAGGACAAGTCGCCTCACAACAAGAAGCGCTCTGACCTGTACGACGGGAAGTCCGCGATCCGTCAGGTGGGGACGATCATCCCCCCGCAGTATCACCGGCTGGGCCTGGCCCTCGGGTGGACGGCAAAGGGCGTCGATGGCCTCGCTCGTCGGTGCAACCTCGACGAGATGGTGTGGGCTGACGGCGACCTGGACGCGCTCGGGATGCAGGAGCTCGAGGACTCGAACTTCCTTCGTTCCGAGCTGTCCCAGGGGCGCACGGACTCGCTCATCCACGGAATCTCGTACCTGATCACGACGCAGGGCGGTGAGGACGAGCCGAAGGCGCTGGTTCACGCGAAGGACGCGCTCAACGCGACCGGCGAGTGGAACAACCGGAAGCGTCGTCTCGACAACCTGCTCTCGGTGACCTCGCGCGACCGGAACAAGATCACCGGGTTCGTGCTGTACCTCGATGGTGAGACGATCAACGCCGACATCGTGGACGGCAAGTGGGAGATCGAACGTTCGGAACACCCTTGGCATGTGCCGGTCGACCCGCTGGTGTACAAGCCGCGGTCATCGAAGCGTATGGGGCGTTCGAGGATCACCCCGGCTGCGATCTCGCATCAGTACGCCGCGATCCGGGAGCTCGTGCGTCTCGAAGCGCACATGGACATCTACGCGATCCCGCAGCTCATCTTGCTCGGTGCCAACGAGTCGATGTTCAAGAATGCTGACGGATCGTACAAGGCCGCGTGGCAGGTCGCACTGGGCCGAGCCCTTATGCTGCCGGACGCGGTTGATGAGCGCGGTGAAGTGATTGAGGGTGGCCGCGCCGCCGTCGAGCACATCGCCGCGCAGTCGCCGGCGCCGCATCTCGCGGATCTGAATGCGCTGGCGAAGCTCGAGGCGCGCGAGTACGACCTCCCAGACGCGGCATTCGCGCTCACCGACATGGCGAACCCGACTTCTGAGGGTTCCTACATCGCTGGGCGTGAAGATCTCATCGCTGAGGCTGAGGGCGCGACGGATGACTGGTCTGTTCCGATCCGCCGCCGCGTGATGACGGCCCTCGCGATCCAGAACGGCCTGTCGGAGATCCCGAAGGAGTGGGCATCGATCGACACCAAGTGGCGGTCGCCGATGTACCTGTCCAAAGCGTCGCAGGCCGACGCGGGCGCGAAGCAGATCGCCGCGGCTCCGGACTGGGTTCGCGACACCGAGGTGGGCCTTGAGGTTCTCGGGTTCAGCACTCAGCAGATCGCACGCCTCTACGCGGATCGGGACAAGATGCGGGGTCGCCAGTCGGCAGAGTCCCTGATCGCGGCACGTCAAGCGGAGGTCGCGAATGGTGACGCCACTCGAGTCCAAGCAGCTTCTAACCCTGCTGGGTGATGACGCGGAGGATCAGGTGCGGTGGATGCTGCGCCGGTCCTCCGGGTCATGGGAGTCGCGCAGGCTGCAGCTTCTTGACACGGTTCCTGGGGTTCTCGCGTACTACTCGGAGGGTTCAGCTGCACTGGCCGCGGATCTCTATGACGACTCCCGTTTCGGTATCGCCGAGGGCGCGTACAGCGCGACGCCGGTGATCCTCGACCGAACGGTGAAGATCCGCCGAGGCGTCGCGTGGGCGTCGGCGCCGTTGTCGATCGATGACGACGAGCTCGCAGCGGCACGGCTCGCGCAGCTCATGCGGACAGAGATGGCGCGCCCCTACCGGGACACGATCATCACGAACCGCAAGCAGGATCCGGCGTGTGTCGGATGGAAGCGGATCACCCGCGGATCGAAATCTTGCGGCTTCTGCCGGATGCTCGCCGACCGTGGCGCCGTGTACCGCAAGGAGACCGCCACGTTCGCGTCTCACGACGACTGCATGTGCACCGCAGCGCCCGTGTTCAAGGGTGGCGATGTCGGACCCGAAGCGGATACCGCCCAGTACATGCAGTCGAAGCGCCGGCGCACCGCCAAGGAGAAGGCGTTCCTGCGCGACTACCTCAAGGGGAACTACCCCGACTGACTTCCCGCCTCGGTGGGCTGCACCCGACAGTTTCGGGGTTCTGACGTGCGACGGCACAGAAACGGATGGAACCAATGAGCGAAACCACCAACACCACGGACGCCGCAACGACGACTGACGGTGGCGATGGCAAGCCGGAGGGCAAGACCTTCACGCAGGCAGAGCTGGATCAGATCATCACCGATCGCCTCGCTCAGCAAGCGAAGAACAAGTTCGGCGACTACGCCGATCTCAAGGCGAAGGCGGAGGGCGCGAAGACGGTCGAGCAGAAGCTCGTCGAACTCGAGTCCAAGCATGCGGAGGCGGAAGCCCGCGCGCTGCGATCCGACATCGCCAACCGTCATGGTATCTCCGCGGAGGACCGCGACCTGTTCCTCACAGGTTCCGACGCGGCGTCCCTCGAAGCACAGGCAAAGCGCCTGGCCGAGCGTAACGCCGATCAGAAGAAGGCCGGGAATCGTGCTCCCAAGGAGGGCCGTCCCACCACAACCACCATTTCTCCCAAGGATGCGGCGAAGCGCGAATGGCTTCAGTCGCTGAGCGGGGAATAACGCCTAGGAGGCAACCATGGTCGCACTGACCAGTTCCGACGTTCTCCTGCCCACGCAGATCGTGGACGGGATCGTCGAAAAGTCCAAGACCGGATCCACCATCGCGGCCCTCTCGGGTCAGGAGCCGATGCGATTCGGTGACGTCAACATCGTCACCTTTGACGACGACCTGACGGCCGAGTTCGTCGAGGAGTCGGGCGCGAAGTCCGAGGACAGCGCACAGCCGGGAAGCGTCGTCGCGATCCCTCACAAGGCAGTCGTGAACTTCCGTACCAGTGACGAGTTCAAGATCGCCGACGAGGACTACCAGCTCGGCATCCTCGACAAGTTCGAGGAGAAGTGCGCACGTGCGCTCGCCCGCGGTCTCGACCTCGGCGCGTACTACCGCATCAACCCCCGCACGGGCAACGCGGTCACTGGGTGGACGAACTACCTGAACACGACCACGAACCGAGTCGAGAAGGGTGCGAACGCCGACATCGACGTGGAGACCGCCGCCGGCCTCGTGATCGGTGACGGGTACAGCCCCACGGGCATCGCCATGGATCCGTCGTACGCATGGACGCTCTCGACCGCGCGCTACGCAGACGGGCGGAAGAAGTACCCCGAGCTCGGCTTCGGAGTCGACGTGTCCAGCTTCGAGGGTCTCTCCGCTTCGGTGTCGAGCACCGTTTCGGGCAAGCCGAAGGACGGCGACGCGGCCGACAACAAGGTCCGCGCGATCCTCGGCAACTTCCAGCAGGGCATTCGCTGGGGCGTGCAGCGCACGTTCCCGTTCCGCATGCTCGAGTTCGGCGACCCGGACAACACCGGACGCGACCTCGCCGGACACAACGAGGTGCTGTTCCGCGCGGAGGTCATCTTCGCCTGGTACGTCTTCGTCGACCAGTTCGCCGTCATCGAGGATCTGGTCTGATGCCCCGGCTGAAGAACAAGGCGAACGGGGCGGTGGTCAACGTCTCCGATGAGACGGCGGAGCGCCTCGACGGCGACTGGGAGTCGGCTGACGCCGCCCCCAAGTCGCGATCGAAGAAGCCTGTCGACAAGTCAGACGACTGACAGAGAGGGGGCGGTCATGGCTGTGACTCCCGCAACAGTAGCGGTCGCGCTCGGCGTGGCCGCCCCCGACCCTGGATCCATCCAGGAGCAGCAGTGGAACCTCTGGATCGATGATGCAACCATGCTCATCGAAAACCGGGCAGCACAGCTGGACATGGACCTGAGTGACATCGATGAGGCAAAGCTCGACTACGTGGTTCGGGAAGCTGTCGTCTCGCAGGTCAAGAAGCCTGACGACGCAACACAGGTTTCAGTGACGGTGGATGACGGCACCACAGCCAGGTCATATCGGTCCGGCAAAGGTCGGGTGACGATTCTCGACGAGTGGTGGACGCTTTTGGGTCTCACTGATCCATCCGGAGCGTTCGCGATCGACATGGTGAGCCAGTCGCGCCCCCACCCGCCGTGGTGCTCGATCTACTTCGGCGGAACCTGTTCATGCGGCACGAACATCGCAGGCGGGCCGATCTACGAACCTGGCGGTGGATGGTGACTCTCGGGACGGATATCACTGCAGCGCTCCCGCAGCTTCGCGCTGAGGCCGAGTCACGGATGTTCGAGACGGTGCTCGTGGGCAAGTTCCGTGACGGTACCGACCCTGACACCAAGGACGCCACGCGCGTCCTCGAGGCCGAGCGGTACGCCGGCAAGGGCCGGATCCGCTGGGGGTCGCGCGAGGTCTCAAACTCCCAGGCGACGGGATCCCCGGTCGCGATGCAGGAACCGTACCTGTCTGTCCCGTTCGGTACGGCGCGGTTCTTCACCGACGACGAGGTGGAGTGCGGCGCATCTGACGACCCGTTGCTGGTCGGTCGGCGGTTCAAGATCGCAGGCGCGGCCGGTGGGGGACAGGTGACCGCCTACCGCTACCCGTTGGAGGAGCTGAGCTGATGGCTGACGACTTCTCCGAACTCGCTGAACTCGCCGCAGATCTCTCTACGGTCCCCCCGGAGGCGAACCGGAACATCAAGAAGGCGCTCGAGGTCACTGCCAGGAGCGTGAAGGAAGACTGGCGGCAGGGGGCCGAGGTTGGCCGCGGAGATGGCTACTCCGAGCGGTACGCGTCGTCGATCTTCTACGACATCAAGTACCCGCTCAACGGAATCGAAGCGGAGATCGGTCCTGAGCTCGGTCGTGCGGGAGCTTCCGCAGGCTTCCTGGAGGATGCGCCTGGCGGAGTGCAAGCGGCCCCGCAGCATGCCGGACGTGACGCTCTGGAAGCGAACGAAGCAGACTTTGTGCGCGGCCTTGAGATTGCCATCACACAGGCTGTGATCGACAAGGTGGAGGGCTGATGTTCTCTCACTTCGCCGCGTTCCGCGCTCTCCTGCTCGCCGTTGCCGTCCTGGTGGGGAAGGTCTACGACAACGTTCGCCGCGTCGATGGCAAGCCCGTCCGGGCGAACTACATTGTCCTGTTCCCCGACGCGCCGGCAGAGCTGGGGGACAACAGGTTCACGTCCCGCCAGAGGGCCGATTCCCGTGCGAAGTGGCGGTACGACGTGCGGATCGTCGCGACAACCGCTGACGGACTCCTGGAGCTCGCCGACGCGGTGATGACGGTGATCGGGAAGATCCCGGTTGTGTCTGGGCGTCGGTGTGATCCGGTGTCGCTTGTCCCTGGGGTGGAGGAGGGGAAGGGCCGGTTCGATCCGGTCACCGACCTCCACTACCTCGACCTGAGTCTCGAGTTCGTTTCAAGGAGGGCGTGATGTTCATTCGCGTACGCTGCGCGGTCCCGGGTTGGCCGCTGCACGAGATGGACGTTCCCCTGTCGTGGGTTGAACGTCACCCAGACCGATATGAGGTCATCGATTCGGAGCCGGTTGCTACACAGCGACCGGCTTCTCACTTTCCCGGCACGGTGCCGGTGAAGAGTTCCGCACGTCCCAAGCGTGCGAAGTCTGCGAAGAAGCAGACGACCAGTCCTGAGTCAGAGGCTGATGTTAATGTGGAGAAAGAGAAGTAGACCCCCGCACCTGCTGGTAACAGGCCGGGGGCATGGCCGACTATGAAGGAGTCGACGTGGCCAATGCTACCCAATCCAAGCCCTGTCCCGACTGCGGGGACACTGAATCCTGTCGTGCATGCGCTGGCGGGGCGCTTTGTAGGCCATGTTTCAACGCCCGTCGCAGGGCGAAGCGCGCGGAGACATCTGCCCCGACGTTCTGCGCGGAATGTGGCGAGGAATTCAAGCGCACCCACAACAGGCAGAGGTTTTGCGGGCAGGAGTGCTACCGCCGCAAGGAGTGGAAGCGCCTCGGCCTCATGGTCGATCCGCTAGTGCGTGAATGCGAGCTTGATGGGTGCATCGCCCGGTTCACTCAGGCTCGAAAGTTTCAGAAGTTCTGCTCCGACAGGTGCGCCTTCGCAGCATCCTATGCACGCCGCTCGAAGGATCAACGGTGGATCGAAGAGACTCGACGAAAGCGTGCCGAATGGCGCGTGCAGAATCGCTGGTACTCGACAGTCGCGAACACCCGACGTCGCGCCCTCCTATCAGAAGTCTTCTCGCTTCCTATCACCGCCAACGATCTCGCTTCACGCATGATCGGCGCTGGCGGCAAGTGCTGGATGTGTGGTGGTATTCCCACTTCATGGGACCACGTGAAGCCGCTCTCAAAGGGCGGCTCGCACATCCTTTCTAATCTGCGTCCAGCATGCACGCACTGCAATAGCTCAAAGGGCGCAAAGTGGGACGGCGTACCCACTCGATAATCTTCAATCTTTTGACTCAACCCCTCGGAACGATCCGGGGGGTTTTGTCATTTCCGGGAGCATCCGCTTGCCGGGTTGCGGCCCCTCCGAGGGCCAGTCTCATAGGAGGAAAGCATGGCAACAGAAATTGTTCAGGAGTCGTTCGGCTATGACGGGAAGGGCGTGGTGCTTCACTGCACGACGCTCGCCGATCCGTCCAAGCCGACCGCGGCGGAGATCGCCGCCGGAACCCGGATCACGTACGGGCTTTACGGCCCGACCGGTTACGCGCTCGAGACGACCATCAACGAGCGCACCTCGACGCGGTACACGCTCGAGCAGGAGCTCTCGTCCGAGGGCACGAAGAAGTACAAGCTGACGCTGCTGTACGTGTACAACCGTGAGACCCCCACCGAGGTCGAGACGATCCTCGGCACCAAGGGCGTCGCAGGCTACATCCTTCACGCGCTCGGCTACGAGTCCGGGCACGTGTTCGAAGCGGGCGACAAGATCAACGACGTGGTGCCGATTCGCACGGCGACGTCGGTCGATGTGCCGGCGACCGCGAACACGGACGCCCACAAGCAGACCATGCCGTCGATCACGGGTCGCGTCGAGCAGGAAGTCGCTGTCGTCGCCGCGTAGCCCTCCAACTCCGGGGGTGGGGTTTCCCTCACCAGGCTCCACCCCCGGTCCTCTCTCTTCTGGTGAGGATGGTGAGGAGTAGTTCTGATGGATGTCGCAACTGAGCGCCCGGTGGAGGCGCAGCTGACCACGGCCCGACTGCTGCTGGCACAGTTCATCGCGCAGCTGGACGAGTACGCAGCAATGAACCGCGAAGCGCGTCGCACACCCCGCGGGCGTGATCTGTCCGCCCGACTCGACGGACTCAAGGAAGGCCACGAGAAGTGGGCCGCGAAGGTTGCTGAGCTCGAGGCTCGCCTGGCGACGGAGGTCACCGAATGATCGACATCGATGCGGGTATCGCGAAGGCACGCGCACGCGCCGAGAAGCGCGAGACCGTCACCCAGCCGGTGATCTTCAACGACGCACAGATCGGCGTGAAGATGACCGCGATGACCGACGACGAGTGGCGCGCGTACACGCTCATGCACCCGCCGCGCGCTTCTGTCCGCCTGGACATGAACGCATCTACGAACCTCGATTCTGCCGTCCGCGAGTACCAGGGCGTCGTCCTGGTCGACGGTGACGAGTCCGACGATCTGCTGGTGAAGAACACGGAGGGTGAGACGGTCTACCGCTGGCCCGAGGTATACGACTCGCTCTCCCGTCAGGACCGCGAGAACCTCGCCTTCGCGCTGTGGATGATTCATGACTCCTGGTACCAGGAGGCGTTGAAGACAGCGGGAAAAGCACGGACGGGCTCGCCGCGGAACTAGCTCAGCTGGCCCTTGAGCTTGGTGTGACAGTGCGCGAGTTGCACGGTCACGCCACCGAGACGCGCACGTACAGCCCTGACGGGACGCTGTTGTCCGTTTCCTTCGCCGAGTCGCGATTCACGCCCGCCGAAGTTGGCGCCCTGCTGGCTGCTCGACGCTCCGCGAATGAGCCTCGCAGTCGTACGGGTTGGAAGCTCTCTGAGGCCACGGACAAGAAGAACATGGGTCGGTTCAAGCTGAGCGATCCCCTCACTGACTTCGCGTTGAAGACGCAGGTCGAGGGGATGGAAGCAGCGGAGAAGAAGTACGGCGAGAAGATGCTGCAGTACCTCAGCTTCCGGGTCGAGCTCGACGGTTAGGTCAGGTTCATGATCGTTTCGCCGACTGCGCCGTCCTCGAACTTGACGGTGCAGACCATGGTCTTACGGACTTCCTTACTTCCGTCCATATAGGTCACGTCGCCGCTGACGGTGAACATCGCGTTCTCGTCGCTGGTCTCACGTTCATCCGCGATCCCAGCTTCGTAGAGGGCGTCGCCCATGTTGGCTGACGTGAGCCCATCTGCCTTGATGGTCGCTCCGACCTGATCTTCTGCCTCGTCTACGCATGCTGTCGTCGCCGCATCGGCGGTGCTCGCTGAGCATCCAGTCAGAAGAAGTCCTGCGCCGATTAGCGCGATCAGTTTCTTTCGCATGTCGCTGAGTGTAGCGGCCAGCCATACCGGGGCGTCTGCCCTGCTCCGAAGCCCCCAGCTAGCGCTGGGGGCTTCGCGTTTGGGGGAACTCATGGCCGAACGTGTCGTCAAAGTCAGGCTGCTTGCAGAAGTCGCCGATTTCAAGCGAGGTATGGAAGAGGCGGCCAGCGAGACTCGCAAGGTCGGCACCGCCTCGGAACAGCTCGCACAGAAGCGCGAGGCGTTCAACCAGCTCGGCACCGTCGCTCTCGGCGTCGGCGCCGCGATGACAGCGATGACAGCCCTGTCGATCAAGGCCGCGATCGGCTGGGAATCTGCATGGGCTGGCGTCACGAAGACCGTCGAGGGCACGCCCGCGCAGCTGTCCGCTGTGGAGGACGGCCTGCGCGGGCTCACCTCCGTGCTCCCTGCATCGCACGAGGAGATCGCGGCTGTCGCTGAGGCTGCCGGACAGCTCGGTATCCAGACGCCGAACGTGGTCGCGTTCACGCGCACGATGATCGACCTCGGCGAGACGACGAACCTCTCGGCGAACGAGGCGGCTACCTCTCTCGCTCGGTTCATGAACATCATGGGCACCGCGCAGGGCGACGTCAGCAAGCTGGGCTCTGCAATCGTCGGCTTGGGCAACAACTACGCCACCACCGAGGCCGAGATCATGGAAATGGCGATGCGTCTTGCCGGTGCAGGCAAGCAGGTCGGTCTCACTGAAGGTCAGGTTCTCGGCCTCTCCACCGCGCTTTCCTCCGTGGGTATTGAAGCTGAGGCCGGCGGATCGGCCATGTCCAAGGTCATGATCGACATCGCCGCATCCGTTGACGAAGGCGGATCTCGTCTCGAGCTGTTCGCGAAGACGGCCGGCATCTCGGCGGACTCGTTCGCGGCGAAATGGAAATCTGACCCCGCTGCCGCGCTGTCGCTGTTCGTGAAGGGGCTGTCGGACGCTGAGTCGCAGGGTTCTTCCACTCTCGGTGTTCTGTCCGAGCTCGGCATCACTGAGGTTCGGATGCGTGACGCGCTCCTGCGCTCCGCATCCGCCGCCGACATGTTTGCCGGCGCCATGGGCATGGGCAACAGCGAGTTCGAGAAGAACAACGCTCTGCTCACTGAGGCTGAGAAGCGTTACGCCACCGTCGAGTCGCAGATGCAGATCGCCAGCAACGCCGTGAACGACGCAGCAATCTCGTTCGGATCAGTGTTCCTCCCGGCTGTCGCCGAGGCCGCTGGTGGAGTGAAGGAGTTCGCAAGCTTCCTCGCGGGCATCCCCGAGCCTGTTCAGGGGATCATCGGTGTTCTGACCGGCGTCGTCGGCGTCACCGCGCTCGTCGGCGGTGCGGCTCTCCTTGCAGTCCCGAAGGTCGTGGCGTTCAAGGTAGCGATGCAGTCGCTCCCCGGCGTGACGGGAGCTATCCGTACGGGGCTCGGCGGAATGGCGTCGTTCCTGGGTGGCCCCTGGGGTGTTGCGATCGTCGCGGCCACAGCATTGATGGCGACCTACAACCGCATCATGGAGGAGGGCATCCCGAGTCAGGAGGAGCTCACCAACAAGATCCAGTCCACGACTGACGCTGCCGAGGGATTGGCCGCATCGATCCAGAAGAACAAGATCTTCCCGCAGGTCGACGATGGCACTCGACAGATGCTTGACGACCTGCCCGGGCTGCTGAACCAGGCGAGCGAAGCATCCGATAACTGGTTCGTGGGACTGATGAAGTCCTCCACCGCGTCCGACAACGCTATGGATGCCATCAGCCGGTACGGGGAAGCCCTTGCCAGCATTGCGCAGACGGATCTCCCTGGTGCGCAGGTCGCCTTCCGAGGCCTCCGTGACGAGTACAAGCTCACTGAAGCTCAGACTCGCCAACTTCTGGAAGGCATGCCTGCCTATCGGGACGAGATCCTGAAGCTCGCCGGCGAGCAAGATATCGCCGCAGACAGCACGGAGTTCTTGCAACTGGCGATGGGTGAGCTCCCCGGTTCGACGGCTGAAGCTGAAGCAGCGATGGCAGAGATGAAGCAGGAAGCTTCGGAGGCTGACGAGGCTCTTCGTGGTACCGCTGAGGCACTCTCCGATGTCGGGGATGCGGCTATGTCGATGGGGGATGCGAGCGATCGTGCTTTGTCGTCGATCAACTCTCTGATCAAGGCGGCGGAAGAAGAAGGCGCGGTCCTCGACGGGACCAACGACGCGTCGATCCGTCTGCGTGATGCCATGCGCGACGTGGAGCAGTCGCACCTTGACTCCGCTACGGCAATCATCAACAACGGTGGGACTCTCGCCGCGGCGACTGAGGAATGGGAGAAGGGTCGGCAGAAGGTCATCGACATGCGTGTCGCGAAGGGCGAGGACATCGCCACGGCGACCGCGTGGGCTGACCAGAACCTCGGGTCTGCATCCGAGGTAACCGCCGCCCTGGGCAACGTCTATCAGGCGTGGCTGAACCTTCCCGAGAACCGTGAAACGAAGTATCGGGTTGAGGCGGAACAGGCCGAGCAGAAGCTTGCAGAGGTCAAGGCACGCCTCGACGCGATCCCCGGGTACAAACGGATCACGCTCGAGTCCTTCTCTGTTGGGAAGTTCGACGTGACCCCGAATGCCGCTGGTGGGTACTACGAGGGTGGCGTCAAGGCGTTCGCTGGTGGTGGGTTTGAGCCTGGCATCTACCCGTACACCCCGGGTGGGATCCACAAGTTCGCTGAAGAGGACGCAGAAGGATACGTGTCCTTGGCGCCCGGCCGACGCAAGCAGTCAGAGGGCGTGTGGCAGACCATTGGCGACCGCATGGGGTTCACGCAGTCTCGGCAGCAGTCTTCGGCGGCTCCGGTTCAGGTGTCCCTTGCTGGGGCTGCGTTCACGCTGATGGTTGATGGCAACCCGGTTCGGGCCGTGGTGCAGGAGCAGATCGTTCAGTACGACAATTCGCGTTCTCAGACGACGCGTCGAGGGGTGAGGTAATGGCTGCTCCTACTTTGACGGCGTACGTGGACGCGGCACCATGCCCCCGGGTCGAGGTGTTCTTCCCGTCGTTTGTAGCAGGTACTGCTTCGGTCACCGTCTATCGGTTGGCCGGCGGGCGTGAGCAGCAGATGCGTGGGGCGGTGAGCGCGCCGACTGGGGGAACGCTGACTCGGATTGACTTCGAGGTTCCATTTAACCGGGTGGTGTCGTACCGGGCGGAACAGTTCGACGCTGGCGGGCAATCCTTGGGATTCACGCCGGCGGGGACGATCACGGTTCCGTCAGGGGTGACGTGGATGCACAATCCACTGAACCCAGACGGTGCCGTGCGGGTGCAGCTTGGTGGCGATTCTGCGTTGCAGGTTTCACGTCCCACGCCGGGCGTGGTTTCTCGCCCTAAGGGACGGCGTGTTGGCGTTGTGTTGTCGGAGCCACGGCAAGGCGTTTCAGGTCTGCTACTGCATGTGCTCACGTTCACGGACGCTGAGGCAGATGCAGTTCAGGCCATGTTCGGCGATGCTGGGATGCCGCCGGTGGTGTGTGTCCGCCTGGGGGCCGACTATGGCGTGATGCGCGTCCCGCAACCCTTGTTCCTCTCGGCGCTTTCGGTGTCGGAGGACGACATCAACTACCAGTGGGGTGGCGGCGAGCTGTCCCATCGCGTGGAGGGTGACGAAGTGGATCCGCCGATTCCAGGGCTGTTCATCCCGCTCCTGACCCGTGAGGACTTGAATGTGTCGTTCGCGACTCGTTCCGCTTTGAATGCTGGCGGGTTGACCCGCGCAGACATCAACCGTCTGTACCAGTACGCCGGCGCGGCCGGTTAGGAGGAGCCATGCGGCAGGGGAGTGCTGAGCTTTTGAAGGTGCTGGCGGGTTCGTTTGAGCGTGAGCTTTCAGTGAACGTGTTCAACGGGTCCAATCGCCCTCTTGAGGGGGAGCGGTTCGAGTCGTGGCAGTTGGATGCGGACCTCGGTGGGAGGGTGTGCTCTTCGGGTTCGGGGGTGATCGTTCACCAGTCGGTGAACGGTGAGTCTCTGAGTCCGGTGGGAACCCGGGGAGTGCTGTCAGCCTTCCGTGCTCGCGTGGAGCTGGTGATGACGATCCGTGCTGGTGGTTTCGCGGAGTCCGTGTCGCTGGGTGTCTTTCGTGTGACGGCGAACCCATCCGCCGCTGATACGACGCTGACCTACGACGGACGCGAGTACGTTGTCGCTTCGATGGTGGGTGTGAAGTTCTCCTCGTTGGATGAAGATACGGAACGGTGGGGGTTCCGGTTTCCCGAGCAGTCGTTGGCGGGCTCCTCCGCTTTCGAGGAGATCCGTCGACTGACGGGAATGCCTGCCGAGGAGACTGTGGACGATGTGATTCTGTCGTCCACGAAGGTGTGGGAAGCAAAGCAGGGAGGGCGATTGAACGCGGTCCTTGAGCTCGGACGCATCCTTGGCGGTTCGGCGGTGGTGAACAGTCGCGGCGCATGGGCGATCGTCCCGGATGCGGTAGGCGAGCCTGTCGCCACTCTCCGCTTAGGAGAGTTCGGGACCGTCCTGGATGTGGCGGACGAGATCGACACGGATACCGTCTACAACGAGGTGGTGGGGACGTTCGAGGACGCAGGCGGCAACCCCATCTATTCGGTTGCCGCAGTCGAGACGGGTGACCTGGCCATCACAGGCGACTACAAGCCAAACACTCGCTACTACTCGTCGGATCTGGTGAAGACGCAGGAGCAGGCGGACACGGCGGTGCGTTCGGTGTTGGACATGTCGATCGGTTCACAACAGTACGACGTGCAGATCCAGTGCCACGTGAACCCGTTGGTGGAGATCGGTGACGTCGTGAAGCTGTCCGGTTGGAAGCGCCCATTGGTGGGGCGGTTGCGCAAGGTGACGTTGAACGATTCGGCCTACATGAGCGTGACGATGCGAGTGCACCGGGAGCTGTCGTGACTGATGCTGAGGATCTCGCCAAGCAACTCGCTGGCGTGACGTCTGCCCGATCAGAGACTGCGCTCTTCGTCCGCATGGACGGCCGGTTCGCGGTGGTGAATATCGGACTCTCGACAGTCACCATCCCGTGCGTTGGTTTCTACCCCCCTGTGCCGGGTATGGCTGTCCGTGTCGACTGGGTGAACGGGTCCCCGGCAGTGACGGGCCCAGTGAGGCCACTGTCGCCGTTGGGGAAGATCACAGCGACAGGGACTCCCCGTGCCACGGTCACCGTTGATGGGGTCGCGTACCTGCTCTACTACAGGGCCGGTTACACCCCGACTCTCGGGGACGACGTTGAAGTGAACTGGGCGACAGGAATCATCCAGGGCAAGGTGACAGGGATTTCGAACCCCAAGCCACCCGACGAATCTGGCGGCAGCGCGGTGCCCTTCGACGTCACCGTGCGCGCCGCGGATAGCGGTCGGTATCAGGCCGGATCCGGGTGGTGGGGGCGTGGGCCATGGGCCTCGTCGAGCAACAGTGGTGCTTGGGTCTATGCGAATCGTGTGAAGGATGCTGTTGGCTCTGGCACGGTGACTCGAGCAGAGATCTACTTGCCGTTGATCAGTGAAGTGGGGTTGGCGTCTATCGGCGTGCACGACTACTGGTTGCTGCCACCGGGGGCTCCGTCGATCGGCTCGGCTACTCCGCTTCCGCTAGGTGGCCGATCTGGATGGGTCACCCTACCGGCGTCTTTTGGGCCGTACCTTGCGGCGGGAGACCGGGGCATCGGTGTATTCGCCCCCGGTGGCGGCGGGTACACCCGGTGGCGCGGTGTCGACGAAGACGGGCTCTCCGGGGCGCTGCGCCTCACAGGCACGCGCTAACCCTCAACTCTTCAGGCTCACCTTCGGGTGGGCCTTCTCTCGTTAAGGAGGTCTGCCATGGCGGTGGATTCGTATGAAAGCACAACTGGGCGCCCCATCTTCTCCGACTCTGGCGCGCCCGACATCGGTGTGGATCCGACTGCGGTCGGCATCTACGCGGCCGATGTCGGCAACCGGATTATTCGGTCGAATCTCGCGGCGTTGAACGCCTACGCGTACAAGCGGCCGGGTCTAGTGGGGCACGCGTTGGATACCCGAACTGACTACATCCATAACGGCACTGGGTTTGTTCGAACCATTGAAGACACAGGGTGGGTCGCTCTCCCTCTTTCCCCGGGGTCTGGATGGGTGAACTTCGGCGGTGCGTACGGCGCCACCCGCTACAGGCGGATCAACGGTGTCGTCTATGTGACGGGCATGGTGAAGTCTGGGACGACTGCGCCTGGTCAGACCATCGGAACGTTGCCGATCGGATTCCGCCCGGCTGCGTACATCATGCGATCTGTTGCCGCATCGAATGCGTCGGGCGTGGCACAGGTAGACGTCACCGCAACGGGGCAGATCCTTCATGGCTCTGGCGTGTCCGCTGTCTTTACGGCGCTCGAGTTCAGCTTCCCGGCGGAGCAGTGATGGGCATCCGCTACGCCGGCGACAGCTACAACCGAGCTGCCGGAACTCGCGCCGCGTTCGCCGCCCTCTCCGCCGACCTCGAACGTGAAGGGTTACCCGCGATCTTCGTGAACGACGGCGACCGGGAGGTGCAGGACGAGATCGACGTTTTCCTCGCGCGCTACCGCCCGCAGGCCACGGGCGTCGGCCCGTTCAACGACGTGCGCACGTGGAACGGCGTGCGCTACGTGCGGTACTCGCCGCTCGGAACCGTCGCCGTGCCCGGAACCGGCAACCACGGAAAGCGCCGGGCGAACGATCTCGGATTCCCGTACAGCTCTGACACTGCGCCGCACCGTCGAGCACAGGTGCTTGCGAAGCGCCACAACATCACCTGCGAGGGCATGGGCTTCCGCGAGTGGTGGCACTGGACCTTCTGGGGTCCACTCGGCGCGATCGGCGCACCCGCCGGCGGAGCGACCGCCTCCGCTGCGCCTGCAGTACCTAAACCCGAGTTCGAGGAGGACGCCATGAAGGATTTCTTGCTGCTGAAGGTCTTGGTTCCTGGCGGGTTCCGCCGGTACATCATCGACCCCCGTTCTGAGGGGAAGCGAGAGATCTCGCAGATCAAGTACGACCTGTACAAGAACGGCGGGATGGCCACGGTTCCCGGCGACCAGCCTCCGAATTACGCCGAGGAGTTCCCGAACAAGATCCCGCTCTCCTGATGGCGCGCACTGTGATCGGAGGTGGCGATGGGTGAGGAACTGCCTCCGTCACTGTTCAACATTCTCCGTGGTGATCTTCGAGATACACGCGGCGAGATCAACGGGCGTCTCGACAACCTAGCGCGCGACATGGTTACGTCGGCGATGCTCGCTCAGGTCACCTCGAACCAGAAGGAGCGTGACGACCGGCAGGACGCTCGCATCCGATCGCTTGAGGAGAAGCGTGAAGAGAGCGAGCGAGAGAACCAGCGCCTGGCCGAGGAGCAACGCAAAGCCAAAGCCCAGCAGTTCTTCTCCATCGGCCTCGCCGCGTTCGGTGCAGTGCTGGCCATCATCGGCGGCATCGTCACGTGGACTGTCACGTCTGGCCTGCAACAGCTCGTAGGAGGTGGACCGTGAGCATCTCGACGAAAGCCTGGACTGTCGGCTACAAGATCATGGGCGCTGCGATCGTTCTCATGATCGTCAGCGCGATCGTCCTCGTCTCGGTGAACAACGCCCAGCTGCGCGCTGAGAACCAAGAGATGTACGGGGATCTGCAGGCGTCACAGGACAACGCGCAGAGCCTGTACGAGCAGCTGCTCGCGGAAGGCGTCGAGCCTGATGGGGAAGAGCCCGCCGAGGTGAGCCCCATCGTGCCGCAGAACGGGCGAGATGGTCAAAGGGGAGAACGCGGCCCTGGACCCACCGGCCAACAGATCCTCGACGGCATCCGCGCATGCTTCGAAGCCGGGACGTGCGTCGCGCCCAAGGGGGATACAGGCGGTCAGGGGCCCGCCGGTACCGACTCAACAGTGCCGGGCCCGATGGGGCCTCCCGGCCCGATCGGTGCAACGGGCCCTGCCGGCCCCATCGGCCCCGCTGGCCCCCTAGGACCGGTTGGCCCAGCAGGGCCCACATGCCCTGACGGCTCCACTGCCGCGACCGTGTGGCTCTCGATCGCCGACACCGAGTTCGGCACGTTCTCGCGCAGGCAGGCGACCGTCTGTCTGCCCACCGCACCACCTGAAGGAGTAACCCCATGAAGACCCTGTTCGATTCTCTCGTCCGAACGTTCACGCCGATCATCGTCGGTGGTGTTCTCGGATGGTTCACCACGGCCGGAATCGCACTCGATTCTGAATTCGAGGGCGCTCTCACTCTCGCAGTGAGCGGGCTGTTCGCTGGCCTCTACTACCTGGCCGTGCGCCTGTTCGAGATCTACGTTTCGCCGAAGTTCGGTTGGCTCCTGGGTCTCGCGAAGCAGCCTGACTACTTCAAGCGTGTCAAGGTCACAGAGGACGGTCAGACCTTCCAGATCCGGGCCGACAGCTGAGCCCGCCCAGCATTGACAGAAACCCCCACTCGGCAACGCGCCGGGTGGGGGTCTTCTGTCGTTTCAGGCCGTGCGCACAGACAGCAGTTGCCAGCCTTCGGGGACCTGTGCTTGCAGGGCGTCCATGTTCTCGGCTTCGATATCCCGGAGACCGTCGCGGCGCTGGAACTTACCCTCGACGGATCGCATCGATCCGGCCTTCTCCATCGTCGCCATGGCAGAGACGAGATCCCACCCGGCGGGCGCCTGTGCGGTGAGCTGCGCGCGAACGTCGGCGAGGTCTTCACCCTTGAGAGTGACGGTGTGATTCTCGATGGGGCGGATGAGACCGATAAGCATCACACCAGCCTATGTCGCCGGTCGGGCGCATCATGGATGCCATGACTTCGTGGCACCCGATCTTCTGGACCGACGAGCCGCAACCTGGCCTGTGGGTGATGAAGGCACCGCACGAGGTGGAGGCGTTCGGGCGCATCGAGCTCAGACGCGTGTCAGGCGTTGTCCGCTACAAGGTCACGCTGCGAGGCGAACTCATCGGTTGGTCGAACACCCTGTCCCATGCGTGCGAACGGCTGTACGCCGCGCACAGGAAGCAGCAGGACGACGTGCACAGCGGGCCGCCCAATGGGCGACGCTAGTCATCGCTTGTCGTAGTCCTTCCGATCCCGCGACTTTACGAAAGCGGCGCCATCAAGTGTCGTGTGCGGAACCCGAGGTGTGGGTCGGAGGATCCGAGCCTTCTGCCAACCGGCCGTCTCTATGATCGTGTCCTGGCCCCACTCCTGTGCCGCGTCCAATGCCGGCTCCAGATCAGTGTCATGGGAAGCCAGGATCACGATGTCTGCTGACTTCATCATCGAGGCCCGGGCCAATGCCAGAGCAACGCGCACATCGATGCCCTTCTCCTGAGCGACTTGCACGCCGTCCTCCCAGAAGTAGCGGAGCGTGCGGTACTCGACCGATACACGTCGGTCCTTCGTCCACTCTGACTTCTGTGCCTGTGAGTATGCATACATCTTGGGGTTCTCGCGGTTGCTTGGTGCGCCGCGGAAGACCATGACCTCTTTGAGCTCGGCCTTCACCCCAGTTCGAACGTATCGCGCGTGGAGGATCTGTTCTGCGAACAGGGCGGGATGTACGAGGCACTCATGGGTTGGAACGCCCGCTGGAGCGAACACGTCACGGCCCGTGAGATGGATGTTTTGATAGTCGACGACGACGATCGCAGACGGTAGGCCCACGCTTCCCCCCATAAAGTAAAGTCCCACCAGTCCCGGAGGACGGTGGGAAGCAATGATGCATTTGTACCACATGAACCTGTACAGCGCATCACTGAGTCTCGCGGTTGTTCGCACTGCATCACTAGGCAGTCACGTCACCCCTGAACCCTGGCGCGCGCGCCTGGGCGTGCGGCGTTCCAGGTGTCGATGGTCTCGGCCTTCCACCCGCGTGTCGATCCGATCATGGCGTCGGGCTCGGGGAGCTTGTAGCGGGAGAGTGTGCCGGTGAGGACTCCGATGCGTTCGGCGAACTCGGCGCGTGACAGGTACCGCTCCATCAGTCTTCCCGTTCGCGGATGATGGACACGACGATGAGTCCGGCCGCGATGACTGCGAGCAGCCCGGGCCAGAAGTTGCCGCTGGCGAATGACCATGTGGCTGAGGCGAGGGCGAAGACGCCGGCGCCGTATTTGAGTGTGTTGTTCATGGTGATCCATGGATACTGGAAGGTGGGGGATCGGAGCTACTTGGTCTAGTTCCGATCCCCTCCTCTCACTTCTTCGGTCTTCGCTTCCTCTTCTTTCTCTTTCGGTCTGCGAGGGCCGCGATTGCGAGGATGAGGGCTGCGAGTCCTGTGAAGAAGGTTCCGAGGGCTTCCAGCAGGTGATCCATGTGTCACCTCCTCTCTCTGTGTTGTTGTGATCCCAGTATACATAGAATGTATGTATAGCGCAAGGGAAAGCCAAACGACACGTCTGATTTGGCCAACTCTGCGGATGTCTGACCCATCCGGCAGGATCGCGACCATGACCCACGCTGACCTTCTCGCCTTCGAGGCCAACCACCCACGCCACACACCCACCAAGACGGCACGCATCCGGCACGAGCTCGGAATCACCGAAGTCAGGTACTACGTACTTCTCGCCAGGGCTGCACGATCGGCTGAGGGGATCACGGCCGACCCCACGACTGCACGGATGATCCGAGAACGAGCCAGTCGGCGCGCTGCGGCTCGAGAGAGGAGGGTTGCAGCGTGAGCGACCATGTGCGCGTGCGCAAGGATGGCCGACCGCTCTACTTCGACCACCCCGTAACAGGCGAGGACATGATCAATTACCTCTCCGCAGATGAAGAGAAGGCGTTGCGCGCGACGCTCTGCGGGAAGAGTCAAGACGCTGACGATGAGTCGATCTGGGATGCCTAGAGACGACACGCCGACAAAAACGTAGCCACCTCAGAAAGTTGAGGTGGCTACAGTTCTGGCTATTGGAAAGCCCGGGAATTCCCAGACTGACCAGTGTTTTCTAGTGCCCCCGACAGGAGTCGAACCTGCGACCTACGGTACCGGAAACCGG